TCACAGATAGTTGTACTTGCAGGCCAGAGCCAGCGGCGGGTTGGCCGAAAGGTGGAAGCCGCCGTCGTTGACGGTCAGCAGGGCCTTGGCGGCCGGGTCGTACCAGATGCCCTCGATCGACTGCGAGCCCTTCAGCGTGTGTGTTTCCAGCAGGGCCATCGTGTCGGCGTCATAGACCAAGGCCTGGCCGTCGACGCCGTTGGCGCCCACCGTGGCCCACAGGCGGTTTCGTCCCTGTTCGTAGTGCAGCTGGTCGGCCTGCGGGTGGATGCCCGTCTGGGTGCGAAGCACCGAGCCGTCCGCGCACGACACCAGCCGGATCGTGTTGGTGCCCTCGTCCGGGGTGTAGATCGCGTCCAGGTCGGGCCGGTAGGCAATGCCGTTGAGGGTGTGCGACACCACGATCTCGTCCAGCAGCTTCACGCCGGCCAAGGAGATGTGGCGGATGATCTTGTTCGTCTTGTCGGCAAACCAGATCGTGTCGTCCGAGGTGTCCCAGGCCACGCCCTGAATCGACTGGATGCCCGGGAAGGCAGCCGTGTTGCAGGGGATCTCCCAGAGGATCCGCCGCATGTCCGGCGAAGTGCACACGATCGAGCACAGGAACGGCGCCGTCTGGCCACCCGAACTACCCTCATAGGCGCGACCGTCGTTGCCGACCAGCCTGCAGCCCAGCCACTTCCCCGTGCTGATCACGTCCAGGCCGGTGCAGGTCCAGCCGCCGCTGGCATTCTCGCCCTGCGCACCGTTGGGAAGCGATGTCTGGTCCACCAGCACGAACTGCGTCGGCTCGGGCGTTCCGCTCGGCCACTGCGACCCGTCGGCCCAGAGAATCCGGCCCACTCGCCCTACGCTGTCGATCTCCACCAGCAGCGCGTTCGCCAGGTAGCCCACAAGCCCCTGCGCCCATTCCTGATAGTTCCCGTGCCAGTCGATGCGACCGTCCACCGCCGCGGTGCTGGAGTCCACCATCGCCACCGTCATTCCGCCCACCTTCGTTCGCAGAAATTCCCGGGTTCCATCGGCATGCACGGCGAAAGCAACATTTGCCTCCGGATCCTGGTCGATCTCCAGATAACCACCCGGCACCGTTGACACGAACCGCCCCGCGATCGCTTCCACTTCGGCCTTGCTCGCCTTGGACGCCAGCACATTGGCGGACAACCACTCCCAGCCGTCCGGATCAGCCGTCCTTTTCACGTATCGCCCGGCGTTCGGCACGATCTGTCCGCCCGGCTTGATCGGGTCCACGTGCGACCCTGAATCAGTCTCGGGCGAGATGTCGGCTCCAGTACCGATCGCAGCAGCGGTGCCCGGCAGCTCCGTGATCAATCGCTGCCACGTCGACTCCGCGATGACTCCACCGCTCTGCCCTGCCTTCAACGCATCAATGTCAGCCTTTGCCGATTTGGGCAGCGGCAGCTCGCCCACCGGGAACACGGCCAGTTTCCGCCCTGGCGTCGCGCCGACCAGTACATCATCCACTCCGGCCAGCCGCCGCGGGAGGTCCGCCGCCGGAATGACCTGCCGCCCGTCAATTGTCGTCATCGTGCAGTTCTCACAGTACGGCCGAGGCGTCGACAGCCCCGGTGTTGAAGTTGGCCAGCGCAAGCGCCTGACGAATGCTCACGTCCAACAGCACCTGGTCGGACCACATCACCAGCTGTGGCGTCTCTCCCAGCAGCGCGAGCAGCACGTCACGGGCAACTTCATCTGCCTTCGCCGGGCGCGGATCACTGTGCTGGAACTCGCGCTCGATTGCCTTGCCGTCGGCGCCGACCAGCGGCATCCCTGCCCCGTTGACGGCGCGAGCACGACCGCGGAAGAGGATCTGCCCGCCCTGCAGCGTGCGGGTACAAATCACGGCCACCAGGTCCCCGGTGTCCAGCTCGACCACGGTCTGGCCGTCGCCGACGGGAACACCCTCCTTTTTCACATAGCTCATATCGGTTGTTCCTCGAATGCCGGGTTCTTCGCTCCACCACTGCCACCGCCGCCGCCGATGCTTCCGCCACCACTGCCAGAGGACCCGGCAGGCGGGAACGTGATCTGCAAGGCGGTGATCGCCACGTTGCCGTTGGTGTTGGCCGTCTCCACGATGTTGGTCGTCACTCGCAACTGCCGGCTTCCGCCCTGCAGCTGCGGGTCGTAGTAGTAGAGATAGACGGTGACCTTCTGGCCTGCCGTGCCGGTCAGGCTGGCGCTGCTGGCCGCGTAAGCCACCTGCACCGAGCCGATGACCAGGGTGCCGGCCGTGACGCTGATGGTGGCCACCGACGCGCCTTCTGCATCGCTGGACGCGGCGAAGGTCACCGATGTGGTCATGTCCCACATCGACTGCTGATTCCCGATGTTGGGCAGAGCGGCCGCGCCGACGCGGTTGGTGTCCGGCACGTTCACTGCCACGTCCACCCACTCTGACGCACGACCATTCACCCCTATGGAGCGCATCTGCAGCTCGTAGGGCGTGCCTCGCTGCAACTCGCGGACCACAAACACCTGACCGGCCACCTGGCTGCGGTACTGCCAGGCGGTGTCCGGTGCGCCCACCTCTCGAACGCGGAGCTCGTACGACGCGATAGGGACCGTCATCGCGCCATCTCCACCGTGTTGTAACCATGGCTGGGTGCAGTGCCGATTCTGACCACCGCGGTTGGGATGCCCGCATCGTCGACTTCGTCATTGACCGGATCCGAGACCGCCACGGTCACCTTGGGGGCAGCTGGCACGCCGTAGTCGCGGCCGCTGATCTCGCTCACGATCGACTCCGGCGGGTTCTTCCAGTACGGATCCACACGCGGGTCATAGGCTACGGCGGTGAAGGAGGACGAAAGATCCTCGGCATAGCGGACACCTGTCACGATCAGGGTCGCCATCTCCACTCCGCGCTCGCCGAGCACAACGCGGTCACCGGCCACGATGCCCGCTGGGCGGCTCTCCAGGTAGAAGATGTCGCTGAATGGACTGTGCGGACGGCAGTTCACCTTCCGCTTCCCGCCACCGGAGGTACGGGTCTGGATGCCATAAAGCTTGGTCGGATCGGTCTCGATCTCGGTGTCCAGCACCAGCGTTGCGCCCGACCCATCCGGTGTGCCATCGACCAGGCTGACCACGCGGCCCCACCCCGTTCCCCACTCTGCCACGTCGTGAGCCACGTCGATCACGTCGCCGCGGACGATTCCCAAACCCGAGATGTCGGTGGTGAAGCTGTAGACGGTGCTTCTGAACTCTCCCTGCGCCAGGTGATACCGCCCGATGCACCACGCTTGCTTCGGGAGCATGGCCCAGTCCAGTCGGAACGTCTCGAACAGCGTGGCGGCAGGATCGCTGGACGGGTTGCCTCTGGCGTCCTTGCCACGGTAGCTGTAACCGTCCCGCACCACGATGATTTCATCGTCCTGCCAGTCTGCTTCCGGATTCTTGAACTGAACCCGCAGCGCGTGTGGCAAATCGATGAACTGTCGGCTGGCGCTGAACGACGTGATATCCAGCGGGGAGAGCTCGGCGGTGGCTTCGGACACGTTGCGATCGAACACCACGCAGTAGCGCCCGTCACGGTTTCCAAGGTCCCCGAGGCCAGCGCTCAGCACCTTCTTCAACAGGTCATGGGCGGTGATCGGTGCATCCACCACCATTCGGCATTCCAGTCCGTTGGTGGAGCAGTGAGCCGCGAAGTCCGCGAACGAGTTGAGGTCGATGCGCGATGCCGGCACATGCTCGGACAGCGCGGGCGACTGGGTCATCAGCCAGTAGGCGATCCACGCCGGGTTCCGCGTCTTCTGGTTCGACCACGTGTTGGTGCCGCGGTTGTAAACCGGGATCGTCGCCTGGGCCATTACACTGAACGTCTGCAGGGTGCCCGACAGCTGATCCGTGCCCAGCACCCGCACATTGAGTTTCAGCGTCCCGGTGGTGCTCGGATCGGTGTAGCGGATGCTGCGGAACGAGGTCCAGATTGCGCCGTCGGCCCAGGTCCGGGTCGTCTGGTCCCTACGCTCCACGCGCGTCACCCGCACCTCGTACTGACCCGTGTCCACGTCCCAGGCGATGCCGGAGGCGAAGGGATCGCGCGTCTGATCCCAGCTCAGGAACAGGCCTGGTGCCGGCGCGGTGGTCGGATACTCACTGGCACCGGGCGTCCAGGTGCTGAGCAGCTTCGAAAGGCGCGGCGAAGCAGGAGCCAGCCACGTCGAGCCGCCCACCGGGCGGTACTCAACCCGCCACAACACCCACATCGGCCAGCCCTTGTCCAGCGAGTCGCCGAATACCTTCAGGCCGTTGGAGAACAGCAGGTCCAGGCTGATGGCGTCCACGCCGGGCGCCGTCGTGCGGGTCACCTGGTCGCCCTCGGTGTTCATGGTCGCGTTGACCGCCTGCTCGTCAATGTCGTTGGTGTACAGCTTGGCCGGCGCCGAGCCGGGCCAGCTCAGTTCCCACCAGAACGAGTTGTAGCTGCTGACAGGGGTGTCCCCAATCCGCATATCCGACACCGTGATAACCCCGAAGCCGAGATCGAACATGCAGCACTGGTAGGCGTTGTGCCCCACCACATCGGTGTACGGCATGGCCGCGTGGGGCGGGTACAGCCGGTGCTCGCCAAGAACCAGAGGAATGACCCCGTAGGGATTGATCTGATTCGAGCTGCCGGTCAAGGCGTTCCAAGTCTTCGCCGACTCCGATCCACCGCCTGACGCCATCGGCACCGACACGAGCGCATTTACCGCCAAGGACGCGGCAAGGGTGATACCGGATGCGATCGCGTTACCCGCAGCGGCACTCCATCCGGCTCCCTTGGCGAGCGCCGCACCCCAGCCCGGGGCGTAATAGGCGACCACGATCATCGCCACCGCCGCCAGGATCTGGCGGGCGCCACCCTTGGCCAGGCCCTGCCGCAAGACATCAATGCGGGCGCCGGGCTTGGGTCGCACTCGGCCCCAAGCGTGGCGAGGAATCACGTACCCTCCCACCCTGACGACCACGTCGGGCGATATCCGCGCACCGCTGGCCACTTCCTCCAGCATCTGCTGTAGCGACTGCCCTGCCGTAGCAAAGGAAATCCCCGGCACGGCGAACTCATGAGCACGCAGATGCAATTGCGTCTGGCTCATCCCTAACCTCCTACATAGCGATAGAAGCCCGAAATACGGGCCTCCCACAACGGCGAACCCAGGCGCTCGACGCGGCTGGTCATGCCCTCCTCAACGTGCAGGAAGTCGCCACTACCCAGACAAACGCCCACATGCCACGGCCGGCCGGCGTTGTTGAACACCACCACGTCCAGTCGTTCCGGCACTTCAACCCTTACCCACCCTCTCGCATCCTCGGGCGCGTCCACGACGGGCATAGGGATGCCATGCTCGGCCATCACCTGCCGGACGAACTCCCGACAGAACTTCTCGCCCTGGTAGGGAATTCCAACCCAGCGCCTCATACGAACAGCCCCGGAGAGGTGGAGGGGGTATACGTCTGCGCCGGAACCCCCTGATTGAGGAAGTCCTCCTGGTAGCCGAGCTGTACCTCCAGTTCCATCAGGTCGAAGTCGACCTGCAGCACCGAGAAGGTGAACGGTCCCATCTCAACCACGCTCGGCTGGCTCGCCAGCACGGCTTCCAGGCGCACCTGCGGGCGAGGGCCCTGTAGCGCCTTGATCTGCCGCGTAATGTCGCGGTCCACATTGTCGATCCGAAGGGAGACGTTCGGGGTTGCGTCGTCGGTGTCGTCCGGGAACGACGCCTCAAAGGAGCAGGGATTCCACACAGCACTGCCGCGCACCACCGGTTCGGTATTGTTGACGATGCGGATGGTCTGCAGATCCGGGTGCGTAATGGTCAGTAGACACAGCCAAGCCTCGGCGGTCTCCTCGGCCAAGATCGATTGAGCTGCAACTGATGAAAGGATGCGAGGCATGTTAGGTCGCCGGCCAGTTTTTGTTGTCGTAGAAGTCCAGGGGGAAATGACCATCGACACTGGAGAAGCGCTCCAGGACCAATGCGACCTCCCAGTAGTTCGCACTCACCGGCCTCGCTGTTGGCTTGCCCATGAAGCGGTAAACAGCGACGTTGTCTGCGGACTCAGGAATGCGAAAGTCACGCCAGATGAAGCGCGCGGTCCTCCTAAGCGTCGTGAGGTAGAACCCGTTGAGAACCTGAAACTGTGCTCGGGTCAGGAGGAGCGAAACCTTCACCGCATCGGGAACCAGGGTGACGCGGGGCCGGCGCTTTGCCGGCCCCGCTTGCATCGTCGTGGAGATCACGCCTTCGTCGCCGTCGTCCTCCGAGTAGCCTTCGACCAATGGCGATGGAAGGCTCGACGGCCATCGCGCAAGTTCAGCCACGGCCTACCCCCTTGCGGCGCAGCCCAAACGCCTGCTCCTGGGCTTTTGCTACGGCGCCACCGCGCGCAATATCGCGGGCGACGATGGATATCACCCACTGCTCTCCGTCGAACTGCACGTCCTGTGGCTGAACGTCCATCTGGCTCCCTCCCTCGTTGATGACGTTGATCTTGATGTTCGGCGTCTGGCTTGCCGCCACTCCGGCTCCGACGTGTGCCGATACGCCAAGTCGACCGTCTGGTCCTCGCCGAAGTGGCATGATCGCTTCCGGCCCCGCCTCGCCAAACACGCCTGCACCTTTGGCGAAAGCGAATAGCTGCGGAGAGCTGTACACGCCTCCTGAGTAGGCGGACAGGCTGGGCGATGTGTAGACACCGCCCAGCGCGTTGCGGCCGATGTTTGCAAGAAGGCCGGCGTTGATCTGCTGCGTTCCTGCGGTTACTGCTGCGCTTCCCGCGGCGGTAACTCCCCCACCCCACGCCCCAGAGAACAGGTTTGCGATGCCTACCACCGCCGGCTTTGCCGCGATGCGCGTCAGGTCGGCGATGATCGAGTTAGCAAGATCGGAGAATCGCAGCTTGCCAGTCATCGCGAACTGAACCAGCGCATCCTCTGCCCCTTGGAAGGCGCTGGTGAACGCTGACTGGCTCTGTGCAGCGGCGTTGCTCGCGTCGTTGGCGTAGTCCTCGAACGCAGCGCGCGCGCCGTTTCTCCAGTCTCCCATTGCCGCAAGCCGTCGTGCCTGGTACTCATCCTCAAGCCGGAGTTGCCGGTCACGGTGGTCGACCGCGTTCGCAGCGAGCTTGTCCCACTGGTCCTGATCGGTGGCCACCTGGCGGTCGCCCAAGCGCTTCAGCTCGTCCTCATACTCCCGCTGCACGTCCATCCGCCGGCGCAGCTGGGCGACGGCGTCCTGGCCTCGGCCGTAGCTCATCAAGTCCAGCTCGTTGCCCCGTCGCCGCGACTCTGCCTGCTGGTCGAAGATGGCCTGCTGACGGGTGAGAGCCTCCAGCGTCTTCTTCTGCTTGTCCTTGGCCTCCACCAGGTCGCCGGTAGTCTTCAGCTCCTCCAGCATCGTCCGGATGCGCTTTCGATCCGCCTCCGGAATCTTGCTCCCCAGCCGGTCCAGCTCCTCCAGCACCTGCACCCGCAGACGCTGGCTTACGGTGAGCTTCTCCTCGCTGCCTGACTGCTCTTTGTTGAGAGCTACCTGCTGCTGAATCCTGGCAACGATTGCTGTGGCCGGGTTCGTCTTGGAACCGCCAGCGCGGCGAGCCTCAGCCTCCTGGAACTGCTTTCGCGATGCGGCGACTTCGCGGTCGATGTCGGCCTGATCCTTGCCGAGCTTCTTACCCAGGGCGACGATCTGCGCCTCTTCGGCGAGCTGCTTCTGACGCTTGCTCAGGTTCTGCCCGGACAGGCGCTCCCATTCCTGCTGATCCTTCTTCCGCTGCTCCAGGCGCTTGCGCTCCCCGGCGCTGTTGATCGCCGCCTCTTCGCCGTTGCCGTAGATGCCATCCATCTTGACGGTGGGCTTAGGCGCCAGGTCCCAATAGCGTTCAGCCCAGTTGTTCACCGCTCCCAGCAGCTCGCCGGCCATCTTGAACTGACCCGTCACAGGCGTGAACACGGCTGCGCCCTTTGCCACCGTGCCCTTATCCGTACCCACATACCGGGTGGCGAGGCGATCGGTCAGGTCGATGTAGCGCCCGAGTTCGTTGAATGCTTCGCTCGTTCCCTTCTTGACCTCTTGCCACCACAGGGTCGTAGCTGAAAGCGTTTCGCGCGCCTTCGCGGCCACGTCGTCCAAGTTGTCATGGTAGAGGCGGACGGCGGCAGACACGGCTTCCTGCTCCTTCCCTTCGTCCTGCAGGGCCACAATGCGGTCCAGCTGCGCCCGCTTGAGGAAGTGCTCGGCCTCATTGAGCTTGAGCAATGCCTCTACCGGGTCCTTGGCGATCTCCTGGAACTTGGCAATGGTGGTGTCGATGCTCTGGCCGGTCGCACCCTCCATCTCGGCGGCAGATTTCGCCACCAGCTGGAACTGCTCGCCCGTGAATCGACCTGATGCGGCCACCTGCGACAGCGCCGCCAGTGCCTTGCCGCGCGTGACGCCGCCAAGGTTGTCCATCTGGCGGGCGAGGACGGCGATCTGCTCCGCGCTGGTGCCGGCGTAGTTCCCAGTGGTGATGAGCGCAAGCTCCGCCTGCCGCTGTGCTTCGCCAACCTGGTGCCAGGCCACGCCGAGCGCCGCCGTCGCCGCGGCTGCGGCTGTGAGCGGATTGATGAGCGTGAGCAGCTGGGAAGCCAGTGCCGCCGCCGCTGGCCGGATGCCGCCGAACATGTCCTTGAGCTGGCCGCCCTGTTGCAAGAACACAGTCAGCGGGTTCTGGCCGCCTTGCAGGCTTACAGCAATGTCGGTGATCTGCGCGGGCACGCCGCGCATTGCTGCTGCCTGCTGGGCGGCACTGACACCATAGGCGTTCAGCTCCTTGCCGGAACGCTTGGCCGCAGCCTCAGCGCGAGCGAGCTTCTGCACGATCTCGTCCAGCACCGGCCCACTCGTCCGCAAGGCGGCGTTGTAGGCCAGCTGCTGGGACCGGGTCATACCCAGGGTATCTGCCTGTCGCACCAGCGTATCGACGCGCGATCGCTCAGCGCGAGACAGCTGCTGATACTGCTGCTGCGCGCTGCTCGACATATCGGCGACACCGCGCTTTGCTGCAGTGATCGCGCTGTCGAACTGCTGCGTATCGACGACCAGATCGATGCGAGCCGCGCCAATTGATTGGTCGGTCATGGTCAGCCCTTGCTGATTTCGGTTAGGGCGGCGCCCTCAATGATGCGTATCGCGGCCATCACCTCGGCCCGGCGATCACCGGTCAACCCTTCGCGGTCCAGCTCGTGGAACACGACGTTGTAGTCCAGCCCAAACGGCCCTCCGGCGCTTGCGCGCCACTGGGTGGAGACCCGGGAGAAGATTTCGATAGGCAGCGAGCACTCTGGCCACAGCTGCACCTCCGGCGGCTGGTAGTGCTTCGCTTTGAGGCCGACCTGTGCGAGCTCGGCCTCGGTGGGGGCGCGCCAGTACAGCGCCCCCACCGCCTCGATCAGTTTCCCTTGCGGGCCACCTGGATCGCCTGCGCGTAGCCGGTGATGATCACCGCATCCAGGCCGATCTGCTGCTGCAGGGCCTCATCCACGCCGGCCGTATCCAGCGCCACGTCGGCATCCCACTCAGCCACCATGTCGAGGATCGCCTGCGTGGGCGTTGTCTCCTGTGCAGCCAGGCGCTGCAGGAGCGCGGTGTAAGCCTCCTGCGTCATGTGCCGGTAGCTCAGGTTGAGCTTCTGCTCACGACCGTGGCCGACGATGGTCAACGATGCCTTGAAGGTCTCCGGGGCCTTTACCTTGAACATCAGGCGCCCTCCACCAGGATCGAGTCAGCCAGGGCCGTGAACGTTGCGGTGGTGCCCATTGGGGTGTTGGCGGTCATGGTCGGGTCGCCGTCGTAGCTCAGGTAGCCGTACCAATACAACACATCGCCGCCGAGCAGCTTCGCACGCAGGACCACCGGCTCTCCCTTGGCATCGGCAGTCTTGAGGGCCGGATACCAGGGCTTGGAAGGGTCGTAGTACAGCGGGATGGTGATGGTCTTGGCGTTCTTGAAGGTCGGGATCTGGATCTGACGGCCGGTCGGATCCTCCAGCAGCGTGCCCGTCCAGTACTGCTGCTCTCCGCCGGAAGTCGTCGGGTCTCCCTGCTGGTCCAGGTCGATGAACTCGCCCGCTTTACGCAGGGTGCCAGCGCCGCTGGTTCCCGGGTAGATGACCGTATCAGTGGTGTCAGTTCCAAGCAGCTCGATGGCGTCGGCCAACTCCGCACCGGCACGGGTCACTCGATTGTTGAGGGCCGGCCAGCCGGGGATCGCCAGCACGACCACGTCGTCGGTGTCCACCGAGTTCGCCGGAATGCTTGCCAGTGCCGGGGATGCCTTGGAGATACCGGTGGTCGCGATCGCTGCGGGAACCACGGGTGCGAAGCCGAACTGGGTTCCCTTCGGGAGCTTGAGTGCCATGTGTTGTGTTCCTCTGGTTGAAAACGAAAAGCCCGGCACGTGGCCGGGCGGATGCGGGATTAAGGCAGTTGCTACGGATCAGGGAACCAGAGCCCGAAGTCGATGCGGGCTCCGTAGGCTTTGATGGACGGCTCGTACATGGCGAATGCGGCACCGTAGGGCTCGCAATGCGGCACACCGGTGCAGACAGCGTCCTCTATCCTGCGGATCAGCGTATTTGCTTCGGGCCGGGACTTTGACCATACGGTTATCTGGACCCGCGCATGCTTGTGGTCCGGCATCGATCCTTCAAGGAACCACAGAGCCTGGCCGCCGACCTGCTGGTAAAGCGCCAACGGGAAGACCTGCTGGTCCGGCGGCACATCGGGGTAGAAGCGTCCTTGCACCAGCGGGGCGATCAGTGCATGCAGGGATGGTTCGTAGCTCATTGACCGCGCCCTCGCGCCTCGCGCAGAAGCTCGGGAAGCCTCTCCCGGCCCCTTTCCAGCATCACTGCCCGCGCGCGTGCCAGGGATGCCTCATACCCCGGTCGCACGAAGGGCTTGGCCGGCACCCACTTTGGCTGCGCGAGCGGTGCGCCGATCGTCCAAGAGCCGTCCTTGTCCTTGTAGACCGCGTGCGTCTGCCAGTGTCCAAACTCGACCAGATGCCCGTGCGGCGCCTTCTTGGCGTTCCAGGAGACGGAATACACCTGCTGGACGTCTGTGGAGCGGCCGTCGCGGTACGCGAGATAGATCGCGTCGCGGAGGCTGCCGGGCCGCAGGCTCCCGCCCTCCTCCGTACCGACCGGCGCGCGCAGCTTCACCTCGTCCCGAATGACTTGGCCGCCGGCAACACCCATGGACCGCGCAAGGCCGACACGGGCCTCGAGCAGCGCCTCCAGCCCCTTGACCGCCTCGGAGAAGTCAACGTTCGCCTTGATGCTCATCCGCTATTCCCTCCCTGCTCGGTGATGATGAAGGCGCGATCCTTGCGATGGAGGTCACGAGTGATTCCCTTGACCTCAAACACGAGTCCCTCGTAGAGGATCCGCATGGTCGCGTCGATCCCCAGCTCCTTCACGGTCTGATACCTGGCCATGAAGCTGTATCGGGAGATTGACGCCGGCACTCCGCCCTGGAGCCCGGAGCGGATGGCTCCAAGGCCGGTCTCACCAGCGATGCTGACCATGATTTCGTCCACAAGCTCCCAGCCTTGGACGGGTTGACCCCAGTCATCAGTACCGGAGGCCGGCCGCTCGACGCGAACCTTTCGATTGAGTAAACCCGCGCGCATCAGAATGACTTCCTGTACCAGAGGAGCCGATCAACACCGAACTGCACGTCATTCGATACATCGCCGATCACAACCGCCTCGCGGTTGGCGACCCAGTGGCCCACCAGTAGAAGTGCAGCTTGCACCACGTCCGGCTCCAGGTTCATCTCATCCGGCCCGGCTGGCTCACCCTCGACCAGCTTCCGGTCACAGTGCTGCTCGATGTGGGCCAACGCGGCCGCCACATACTGCTGCAGCAGGACGTCGTCCACGTCGGCAACGATGTTGCACTGCTTGCGCACCAGATCCAGGTCGAGGGTGACGGCCATTACGCGGGATCCTTGTTCTGGGCTTCGGCCAGCACCGCTGCCAGGCGAGCAACGCCCCAGCGGCGATCGAACTCGACGCCGGCGGCCTCCAGCTGCTGGATCAGGAGCGCCCTTTCATCAGCGCCGACCTGATCGGCTGCCGGGCTGCCTGCGGTGGCGTCGGCAACAGCGCCGGCCGTGCCAGCTTCACCGGACGCAGCACCATCGCCCACCGGTGCGCCTGTGCCTGGACCTGCGTCGGTACTGGTAGCTCCGCCCACACCCTCGCCCTCGCCCTCGCCAGCCTTCAGTTGGCTGGGCTTGGCCGGCTTCGTTTCCCGCGGTGCGGCACCTTCGTGGATCTGTACCACCAGGCCCTTGCCGACCAGCGCGTGTCCGTATTCCGGATCCACGCCGTCGAACACGTCGCCAGCCTTCACATCGGCGGACTCGGCGTTGAGCTTCGGGGCGTCGCCGCGGAAGCCCCATTCGGCTTTGATCTTCATTTTCCTGCTCCGTATAGAAAGAGAGAGGCCGGCGCGCGGCCGGCCTCGCCCGGGATCAGCTCGCTATTACGCCTGCGGCTTGAAGCGGCCCTTCACGAATGCCTCGACGCGGCGCTTTGCCAGGCCCAGGCGCTCCTCCACCAGCAACACACGCTGGTTCTTCACGAAGTCGTCGTTGATCAGGCCGACCTTGAACAGGAAGCTCATGCGGTCGTAGATCGTGGCGCCGCGCTGGAAGTTGGCGACCAGGAACTCGCCACCGGTGGTGGCGCCATCGCCTTCGTCCATGCTGTCCGAGGCGACCACCGGCCGGCCCCACAGGATCGGGGTCACGAAGCCCTGCAGGTTGGCGAACAGGTAGCGGTTCTGGCTGTCCTTCTCCAGCTCGATGTTCATCCAGTCCAGCTCGGTCATCACCGTGGCGTCGGCCGACAGCTTCGACTGCTTGCGCACCTGGTAGATCGCGCGGCGAACGGTGTCGATCGACGTGTCGTTTGCCTTCGACAGGTCTTCATCGAACACCGTGGCATCGGTCATCAGGCCCGGCAGGTTGTTGCCCAGGCCATCACCCTTCAGGATCTGCGCCTCTTCTTCCAACTTCAGGTCATAGCGCAGCAGCTGCTGCAGGTAGCCGAACATCTGCGGCACGTCGGCCAGGGTCTCGTCGGTGACCGGGATCCAGACGGCCAGCTTCTTCACCAGGTCGGTCTTCTGCTCGAAGGTGACGTTGCTCTGCGGCTTGGCCGTGCCTTCACCGACCGGGCCGGCGCCGCGGGTATGCAGCAGCTCGCGGAAGTAGGTGTAACTCTGGCCAGTGACCGAAATCGACGGGATCAGGTCACGGATGCGCAGTTCCTGGCGGATTCCAGCCTGGATGGTCGGGTCGTAGTTCGGAACGACGATGCCGGCGCTGGTGACCGCCTTGGTCTCCTGCATCGCGGCAAGATCGTCCTTCTTGATCTCGATCTCCGCTGCCGACTTCTCCCGGCCCATCAGCGACTTGTACTCGTCGTTGCCGTTGATGAAGTCGATGAAGCCCTTCTTCTGGCCCGGCTGGTTGCTCAGGCCGACGCCCTTCTCTTCCAGCTTCAGCACCTTGTCCACCACCTTCTGAATCTCGTCGGTGGCGGTCTGGATCTGCTTCTTGAGGTCGGTGGTGACCTGGTTGCCCTTCTCGATCTCGGCCGAGGCGCTGTCGTACTTCTTCTGCAGGCCGGCGAAGCCTTCCTTCAGCTGCTTCTCCAAGCCCTCGCGGATCTCGATGATGTTCTCGCTCATGGGTTCATACCTTTGAAAATGGATTCGATGGATGTGCCGAGTTGCTTCAGCTGCTGCACGGTCTCCGTGTCCCCGATGCCACCGTCACGGTGAATCGCGGGAAAGCCGAGCGAGGCGACGGCCGCCGCCTCTTTCTGGGACAGCCCCATGCGTTCGCGCAGGGCCGATTCAAAGGCGCGAACGTCGGATTTGACGCTCATCACCTGGGCTTCCGGGTTCATGCCGAAGGGGACGACGGATGCCTCCCACAATTCGGCCTTCTTGATGACGCGAACCCGCCGTCCTTCGCGGGTTTCCATTGCGTCCTCCAAGGTGTTGAAGCCGACGGACATTTCGTCCAGCGTGCCGGCCTTCATCAGCTCGTATGCATCCTTGGCATAGCTGACGTTGAGGTTGACCTTGCCCTTGAGGTGCAGGCCGTTGTCGTCCTGCTTGAAATCGGCATCGCCGATCAGGCGGGTGAGGTTGTGGTACAGCGCCAGGCGCAGTCGGCCAGTCCGGGTCGTCTTCACCTTGACGAAGGCACCCGGGAGGATCAGGTCCTCGCCGAGGTCGATGTTGTTGAATACCGAGGCATAACCCTCGAAGTTGCCGGCATCGTCGGCCGCCTTTACCTCGAACGGGCAGGAATACTTGCTAAGCATTGGCGGGATCTCCCGTTGGGTCGTCTTTACTGGAATCGGGCTTGTTGCTGGTCCACCGTGTGACCTGGTTGTATTGCTCGCCTTCCAGAACAGGCAGGTTCTCCTTCACCCTGACCTCGTTGATGGTCATCCAGCCCGATCCGCCGGAGCCGCCGAGGGCCGTCTTGTAATAGGTGGAACGGGCACCGCTGTCGGCGCGCAGCAGGCCCTCTACAACGGCCTCCACGAACATGTCGCCATCGGCGAACAGCTTGTCGTTGATCTCGCTCTCGATCGCGTCGAGGTAAGGCTTCAGGCCGAAGGTGACGAAGCCGCTGGTTTGCTGCTCCAGATTCGAGCCCAGCACCGACGTGGATCGCGCTCGATTGGTCAGGTAGAGCGGTACGCCCCAGATGCCTGCAAGGGCCTCCTCCTGAAACTGCTGAGATTCGATGAACTGGCTGTCCTTCTGTGTCAGGCCGGCCGGCGTGATCGTTGGGCCGCCCTGCAGGATGGCCATCTTGCCCAGATCGTCCACGTCGCCCTGGCGGATATCCGGCAGCTTGGCCTTGATCTGCGCCTGCTGTTCCTTGGTCAGGAAGCCGGGATAGATGATGTAGCCACCGGTAAAGCCGCCCTTGCGCATGAACCGTGCGGACCAGTCCTGAGCAGCGCGTGCCAGCCCGATGGTTTCTGCCTGGTACTCAACGGGCGAAAGGCCGATGATTCCGTCCGGACTGAACAGCTTGAAGTGCAGCATGTTCTCCGGCGAGACGGGGGTCTCCTTGCCATTGATCGCGGCCCAGTAGAGCAACCCGTCGTCCGTATCGATGCGGACGTTGTCCACCGGCACGGGAATCAGGCCGATCCATCCACCATTGTCGTCACGTTGGATGATGGCGAAGGCATTGCCGCGGAGCGCCATGTTCACCACGACCGCCTTGATCAGGTCCAGCCACTTGATGAACGGATTCGGCTTACTCAGCAGGCGAAGCAGACGGCGCCTCTGCGGGCTGCTACCCCTGACCAGCTGTCGCAGGCCGCCCGCGTCCTCATACAGCTTCCAAGGCAGCCCCGCGGCGGACTCGGACAGAACCTTGACGCAGGACCAGACGATGCTGACCGTCAGCGCCTTCTTGGGCGTCACCCGGACGCCCGCCTTGGTGCCTCGGCCACCGGTGGATAGGTCGACCTCCACGTAGTTGCCCGTGGCAGGGTCGTCGTATCCGAAGAACCGCCAGCTCAGCGGGTTGTACCAGCGAAAGGTAGTCATCCGATCAGTCCAAAGAAGCCGTTTTCGAGGTAGTCGTCTATGCCGCCAGCGTCCGGCGGCATGGCGTGTGCCGCGCCGATAGCCATGCAAAGGGCCACGGCGGCGTCGATCTTGTTTGCCGACCTGGCCTTCGACAGCCAGCTGTTTCCCCAGCGGTCCGATTCGATGACGGCGGACATGATTGCGGACACCAAAACAGGGTTGCGACGCAGGCGCAGGCGACCTTCCAGCAGCGCCTCTTCCAGCAGGCGCAGCGATCCAGGCATCCACATGCCTTCGGGCACTGGCTGCCCCAACTGCTCTGCGGCCTCGACCGCCGCCTCCAGTGGTTTGCCCTTCTTGCAGCCGCCCTGCGGGTGTTCGGCAAAGGTCACCGACAAGCCGATGTCGTTGACTTCCTCCTCGAAGCGCCGGAATGCGTAGCGGTCGTATGCAACCAGCTGCACGTCATACCGGTTGTCGTACTCGGCCATGACCTGGGCCACGTGCCGGAAGTTGATTGCCTGCCCTTGAGGCGCGTGCAGGTGTCCACCGTTGACCCACGTGCGATACGGCAGCTTGTCCTGCAGCTGCCGCGCATCCAGCGTGTCCCCGGGTGTCCAAGCCTCGATCCAGGCGTCGAACGTCGGCTTCTCGATGACCAGCTTTTCGCCCTCGACCTCCACCTCCACCGGGACAGTGCCGGTCTCCACAACCGCTGCCATCGCGGTGATATCGCGAACCTGCGACAGGTCGAGGCCGAGGTAGACCTTGCGTCCCTCATGCATGCGCGGGTCGAAGTCGGCCAGCGCCGGTTCCAGCGTTGGGCGCGTCATCCAGGCGGTCTCCGCATCTGTCCACACGCAGAAGTGCAGACGAAGAATGCCGTTCAGTGAACCGGGGATCGCTTTGGCTTGCGCCACCACGTCCGCCAGATACTGCTCGGTGATAGTTACCCCCAACAGGGGATTGGCCTTGGCCCAGCAGCTGGGATCCTCAAGCGGGTCGTCCCCGTCGTCCAAACTGCACACGTAGCTGAAGGAGCGGTCATCAATCACGTCACCGACGAAGGTCGGATCGTTCACCGCCTCGGTATGACCGGCGGCGACCTTGACGGCATGCTCGTGCTCCTCCCAACACACCGAGGTCCGGTCGCTGCCGGAGTTGGTGATCATGAAGAGCAGCGGCTCGCGGCGGAACTTGAAGCCGCGCTCCAGCATTTCGATGATTCGCCTGTCGGGAAGCTCGTGCACCTCATCGACCAGCACGAAGAACGGTCGAGGACCGGAGCCGGTGCGTCCCGTATCACGCGACACCGGACGGAAGAAGCTCGCGCTGGCGTGGTGCGCCATGCTGAACTCTCGTCCTTCGCCGCCCGCGAACTCGATTCGCTTGGCCAGGAGCGGCGACTTCTTGACCATCTTCACCGCGTCGGCGAACAAGATGCCCGCCTGGTCCTTCTTCGCCGCTGCCGAGTAGATCTGTGCGCCGGCCTCGCCTGCGGCAGTCATCCCCAGCAGGCCCAGCCCGCCAGCCAGAGGGCTCTTTCCGTTTCCCTTTCCCTGCTCGATGTACGCGCGACGGAACCTCCTCAGGCCGTCGGCGCCCTTCCAGCCGAACAGCGACCCGATGATGAACGCCTGCGAGGGGTGCAGCTCAAACTTCCGGCCCTCAAACTGTCCCTCGGAGAGCATCAATACGTTCTCGAAGTACCGGAAGGCGTACTCCGCAGCCGCGTGGTCAAAGTAAAGGCCCCGTTCGGGGCCTTCGATCAGATCCTGCAGGTGGCGCCGGCAGGCGTTTCGGACATGGGGTCCTGCAACGATCCGGCCAACCACCACATCCAACGCATACGCCTTAGTGCGGTCGGCCGGAGCTCGGGCCACCGAAGAATTCTTCGCCCTGGTCGTCTTCGTCACCGCCATGCGAGACCTTCGATTCATCCACAGGTGTGGCGCCGAGCTTCGAGAGGATCGAGCTCAGTGCCTGGGTTGCTGAAACGCCGAATTCGGCTTTGGGATCCTCCATGCGCGCGGTCCATAGGCAGGCCAGCCGCAGCAGTACCCGGTGACCCGCGTTGAGCCATGGCATTTCGGCCGCGAACTCTTTCCACGCCCGCTTCTCGGCGGCGGTCATCGTCTTGTACGGATCACCCAAGGCTCGGGCACCGCCTGGCTTCCTCCTGCCGGCGTGGCGACCTGGGTTTTTGATGGCCGCGCCGCTGACGGCAGCCTTCGCGACCGGCAATCGTGGCCTTGCCATGAAATTCCTTTGAAAACAGGCGATTTTCTGAACTGAACTCGCCCGGCTGGGGTCGTCCCGTGAATTGTGGATACGCGAATTTAGGGGGGCGCTCGGTCTAGGAGCTGGCCAATGCCATAAATTCGCCCCCCCTACCCCGTGGCGTGGAACATCGGGGCGTGAAACGGTCAAATCCCTATCGGCCAGCCATCGCTGTCACACCCCCGGACCTGAGCTGCACCGCGCTCCAGTCGCGCCTGGTCACTGCTATGGCAGTTGGCGCACTGGCTGTCGAAGGGGCCAGTCCAGAACATTTCCTCTGTCTCTCCAGCAGGATGGCCGTTGGTGTGGTTACACACCGTGGCGACCGTGACGTGGCCTCTGGCCTTGCACCTGCTGCACAGCGGCTCACGCTCCAACTGCGCCTTGCGCGTGCGTTGCCAGCGCGCGGTGCCATACAGATGTGCGAAGGCGCTGCCCCCTGTCTGTCGGGTCCTGCCGCGGCGCTGGGTCGGACCCGCCGCCATCAGTAGGGCTTCCCGTCCAGGTCGACTCGCTCCGGCTCCGCACCTTCGTCCTGTACCGGCGCACCGGCCTCCTCGCCCAGCAGCTGGGCCACCGCCTGCACCAGCAGCCCCACATGCGTGGCCAGTTCGGCGATTTGCTTGCCCTGCTGCTCGATGATCCCGACCAGCCGGTCGATGCGTGCATCGGCACTGCCATCAAGACGTGCGGCTAAGGCAGCAATAGTGGCGCCCATGCCGCTCATCATCTGGTCCCTCGCCGCAGCCTCAGCTGCAATGCTCGCTGCCAGTGCGTCAATGTCTCTTGCTTCCATGTCCCGTCATCCTCGTTGTGCGCAGCACCAAGCCGCGGCGTATGTACCAGTCCAAGCCTTCCGCACTTGGCTGAATGCCGAACAGTCGAAGGATCTGCCAGCAAGCCAGGCAGACGTGGAACCACCAGCGCCAGCGGACAGCAACTCTGTACCTGACCTCCTCCATCAGAACTCCTCCACTGCCCAACCGCCGCCATCCCGCTTGGGCTTGACCTTCACCGCAATAAAGCGGAATGGGTACATAGCCGCTGCGATCTTGATCTTGGCCCGTGCATCGTCCTGCCAGTGGCCCTTCACCTCGTGGCACTCCATGACGCCGTCGGCAGCCATGACTGCAAAGTCCGGGGTGTAGAACGTGTTGTCGGCCAAGCGCAGCTTCATGCCCTCGAACCGGTGCCATTGCACCTCGCCTGCCGCTTGCAGCGCGCGCAGCCGCTCGGCATACGCGGCCTCGGTCTTGTTCATCTCGCCCGTCTTCAGGCGACCCAACGCCAGCACGCGGCGTTCCCGCGCCGTCTGCCGGACCATCAGGGCGAATCCGGTACAGGTTTGCCATGCACCTGGTCGATGCCGTCGAGCTGCGCCTCGTACTGCTGCAAGCAACGCTTCCGGCCGTTGCTCACCTCGAATACGGCGGACGGCGCCGCCTCCTTCACCCACTTGCAGCGCTTGCGAAGTTGGGGGTCGATCGGCACGTAGGTGGCCACCGAAACCGTGATGACGGCTTCTGGCGGCGGGTTTGGCTTGGTGGGCGCTGGCTGACAAGCTGACAGCGCCGCCACCGCGAGAATCGTCAGTCTGCGCACTTGAACACCCCCAAGATTAAGTCGTCCGGCAGGGTCGTTACTGTCTGAACCCTGGGATGGCCGACTACTCGGCCACCACCGGGAGCCCTGGCTCCAGCCAGCATTTCGGTGGCGATGCGCACACCCTCTGCTGCCGCCTGGGTGGTGATCTCCTCCATGGTGGCTCCCGATCCGAATGTGCCGGTGTTCAGCTCGATCTCGACCCGGACAACCGTTTTCGTCCTTACGTCCATATCAGTACCCCTTCAGTGCCGGGCAGGCCGAATCGAGCAGCTCCAAGGCTGCCTTGCAGGTGTCGGGCCGTTGCTCGTAGCGGCCGCGCCAGGTAGAAGCCTCCTTCTCGGACGCTTCAACCTTGCCCGCCAAGGCCCGCAGTGCTTCAGCACTCTCGTCCCGGAGGGCTTGCAGCTTCTCGGCTTCCGCCCTCAGTGCGGCGGCGACCTCGGCCAGACGCTGATCGCGGCTGTCGACGTCGGCCTGCAGTCGCGCGGCGTCGGCCTGCCAGTCGGCCCGGACCTTGATCACCTGGGCGCTCAGATCCCGGATCTTCTGCTCCTTCTCCCAGGCAGTCAGCCCGGACACCATGCAGCCGAAGGCCAGCACCGCGCACACCAGCTTGACCTTGCTACCGGGCTTGCTCAGCCACTGCAGCGCGTCGGCAGCGGCGCCTACGATCAGGGTCCACAGCGCGCGCAGAAATCGAATCAGTACGCTCATGGCTTATCGCCTCCGATGGCACCGGTGGCCCGCTCCACCATGCGCACGTAGCCGGGCAACAGCCGGCGGATCAGGACGCC